CTTTTCAGCACCTTGATCGCGCATCGCTTCAAGGTTTTCAATGTGCTGCCGCGTTGACAGTTTTTTTGCCATGATTATTTTCCTGTCACTGGATTAGGAAGTTTAAACTGTGAGTTTGAGGAGCCTATTGCTGGTGCAGTTGCCTTTGATTTAGGCTTCGGTATTGTTGATGAACTTTTCGGAAGGTTATTCAATGCTGCACCCAATAAGGGCTTGTACCGCACAAATCCTCCAACAATATTTTCTTTAGATATTCCTTTATCTTTGTACCTATCAGCAAGATCACCAAATCTTTTTAATTGTTTAGCAATAGTTGCATCAGCTTGAATAAACTGATTACGGCCTTGCGCCATAAGATTAGCACGCTGTGCATTTGTCAGCATTTGACCATCTTCAACTTTGCTGATTAGAGATTTAATGTATTCACCAAATCCACCAGTGTTAGCCGCCATTGCAAACTCGCCCTCACGCACTACGGAGCGAGGGTCTTGCGCTTTCATAAAATTAAATATTAAGGCTAGATCAGCAGCACCGCTTATCCCTAATTTGTCTATTGTGATAGCACTAATGTTTCCGTTTTCGTCTTTTATTCGGAACAGTTCTGGGGTTTTTGCTGCCGAATTATAAAAGATTGCTTCCATGCGTTTATAAGCATCAACGGTATCTTGCGCCGTGCCAGTAGCCTTTACCAATTCACCCCTAATTGCTCGTTCTTGTGTGACTGTCTGATTTGCATCAAGCCGACCTTTAGCCTGTGACTCAATTAGACTTTTAATCACCGCTTCAGACGTTCCCGCTGGCAATCCATACTGCGCGGCAAGTTGATCTAACCCCTTACGCTCTTGTGCTGCCCTCGCCGCCCTCGCCTGTGCCATTTGTAAATTTATGTTCTGCACATTTTCTGCACGCTGTCGGGCAAGGTCTTGCTGAAACGCTTTCGGCTGTGCGCCGAAAGCCATTGCCAGCCCCTTGCCTCTCTGGCTTGGATCAGTGCTTGGCGCACCGGCCATTAATAAGCCGGAAGACATTGCCCCAAGGCTGCGGAGAAAAGCATCGGCTCTTGCACGGCTTGGGTCTGCGCCCAGCAAGCCCATCTGGGTTGTAGGTGCTGCCGTTGGCATTGGTGCGCTGGGAGGGGTCGGAGGATTAAACGCGAAAGCCGGAAGAGTTGCGCTACCAAACAAACGCCCATCACGACGGCCTGTCCCAAACGATTGCCCAGTACCTAGATTATGAATAATCATTACAAATTACCTTTGATTAAAATAAATCTAACAAACCTTGATAGGCAGAATCGCCCCCGCCGCCGAAAAGACTGCCTAAGATTCCAGCCCCCGCCGCGCCGTAGCCAAGATAGCGTGAGACATCATCAGAATAGATGGGCTGGTCGGTTGACGATGTTGACCACTGCCCACCTGTTACCGCAGGCAGATATTCGCCCAACCTAATGCGTGCCTCATCTTCAGCAAAACGATGGCGGTCAATATCCTCTTGCAGTTCTCGCTCTGCCATTCCCTCGTAAGCCCCGCCGATGTCAATGAGACGGGATGGGTCAAGGTAATCCAACTCAGCCATGCCGGGAGCGGCAGCACCCGCCGCAACCTGTCGGCCACGCTCATCCGCATAGTTGCTGTAAGCCATGCGTGATCCGACATCGCCTAATGCCTGCAAATAATCTTCACTGGCACGGGCTTGCTGATTAGCCTGTAAGCCGGAACCGTATCGGCCAGCACTGGAGAATGCTGCGTTGATACCCGGCATCACGTCCTGCGTAAACGCTTCAGTCATTGGCCGGGTAGCAGCGTCCATTGCTGACTTGAGGTAAGGGTTACTGTCAGGACTGAGATAATCACCGCGCATCGTCGCCGCTGTCAGGTCTTGCGCTGCCGTTACTAGTGGCGACCCAGTTTCGGCCCGTGTCTGCATGGCATCCAGACCGGCCTGCGTCTGCGTTGAAAACGGCACAACGGTGCTGCCTTCGTAAAACGTGCGGGGCGTGTCAAATTGTGTCTCTGCCTCTTTAAACCCGCGCTCAATGTATGGCTGCTGAAACGCTGGCGGGTTGTTACTGACAACGGTGCGCGAAACGCCACTTGGTCTTGATGAACTGCCACCCATCTTAAAGCCTCTTTTCTAAAATGATCTTTGTCTTATCAAAGTCGGTTAAAATTCTTTCCCAGCCTGCCCGACCCTCCAAGCTGATTGACGCACAACCGTGCGCCTTCGCCCACTGTTCAATATTGCCGATCAGTGGTGTATATTTCTCTCTGCTGATTCCGGCACAAAGCCAGATCAGGCAAGTCGTTGTCTGTGGGTATTCGGTAATGCAAGTGACGGCGATGCCCTCGACCTCATCGTTGTCAATTGCAAGCCAAAGCTGTGCGCGGCCTTCGCGTATATCTGCTAAAACATCGTTAAGCGTGTGCGTGCTGTCATACTGTAATGCACGTTCAATCAGCGTCAGCGATTGAAAATCCAGACCCTTAATTTCGGCTTGTGTGGCAAGCCTTAAATGGCGCGGAGGATGATGTCTACAACTGCGATTAAGATTTCCATGATCCTGTTTTACATCAGCTTGCAAGGTTATGTCCAGCCGCCTTGATCGCCGCCCATATTGCCCATGCCGTCATCTCCTTGCCCAAACGCATCGGCAATGTCACCGAATGGATTAGTCTGAGATGCCGGATCAATGTCGCCGATGTCGTCAACAAGTGCGTCAGTTTGTGCGTCAGTCAAACTAACATCTAGCCATGTGTCTACGTCCATCGTAAATGGGTCGTACCTACCGCTGCTAATAAAATTGTCTAATTCAAGATATTCAATGCTTTTTGGATCAAGCCTATTACGCTCCATTAAGGCCATTAATTTGGGGTGGATACCGAATGGATTAGTCTGAGATGCCGGATCGATGTCGCCGATGTCGTCTTCATCAACATCTTCAAGCCCCCGATGCCCACCAGCCGCACCAAACGGATCAACGCCCACCTGATTAATGCCGTAGTAATCTTCCATCTGCTGATTGGCGGACGGCCCGATGCCAATGCCGTAACCAAGGCTGCTCCAGAATCCACGCTGCCCACGCGGCCCCAGAGCAAGCGCGGCTTCCATATCTTTCATGTCGCCAATACGACCGCCGACAACGCCGCCAAGCAATCCCCCCACAACGGGAAATACTAAATTTCCCAATATTGTTCCTCCAACGTCTCCAGCAATTCCCCGACCGCCTCGACCGCCTGCAAGACCGCCCATGACGCTGCCAGCAACCGCTCCCGCAGGCCCAAGCAAACCACCAACCCGACCGCCAAGACTTTGTGCAACCGCAGGGCTTATACTTATATTAGGCGCACCGCCAAACAAACTGCTGCTGCTTGACGTTTGCGAAGGGGCAACGGATGGGCTGCTTTGGTTGCTTGGCGCAGAGGCACTGCCTTGAGGCACGCCGCCAAATTGGGTTGGATCACCGCCAGCGGAATCTCCTTCTTGTTGTTGCTGCGCCACGCTTGACGGTAAACGGTAGGGATTTGTCGGCTCCACCACAGGCTCAACCGTTGGCTGCACGGCGGCTGGCTGATTTCCAAATTTAGGAAAGATAAACTTATTGCCCTGCCAATAGCCCTGCGGCCTGCCATACGCATTGAGCGGAAATACATTGCCGCTGCTATCGGTATAAGTATTTGCCATTATCCCACCAATACCACTTTAAAAGTTCTATCTGTCTGCGAATTATTTGCGTGCGTTACCGCAACGCTGCCATTCACCCTGCTCGCGCTGGAAACGTAAATCGTGCCTGCGCCGATCTCAGCCGATGCGTTGGCCGATGTCGGCGTGAATATCAATGCCGTGTTTACACCAATTCTCGCATCGGTAATCGTCGTTGATGCGGCACTTGCTGTAGCCGTAAAATCGATCACGTTATTGGTCTTGCCCGTCAGCATTGAATTAACGCTCTGGCTGATTTGCCGCCGATGGAACTCCTCATCCTGAGAGTCAAACGGCGGGGCAGGGAACTCTGAGACAGCCATCAGGCCGACCCGTCTGCCGCCGTTTCCGCATCAACGCCTTGAGCGTGCGTCCATGTGCCGCCTGCTGCAACATTCACTTGCGCCCTGACATACCGGGTTGACACTGTAAAGTGCGCCTGCCCATCAGCATCAATGCCGTTTTCACTCGTTTCCGTTATGCTGTCACCCGGAGCAACCCTGTGCTTCAGCTTGACGGTTACTGTGCCGCCATCCACATACGGCCTGACCGCATTAACGTAGATGCGGTTTGTGCCACCAATCTCCTGCGTTTCCAGTTTTGCCGCAAGAGGTGCGCCGGTAAAACGACAGAGCTTATAATCCGAATCAAAACTGTTTAGGCTGGTCAACCCGCCAATCCAGCTTTCATCATCCAGCGAGACATCAAGCGAGTCCATGTTGCCGAAATCGTCCAAATCTTCCAGCGTGCGATTAACCGATAAATTGCGGAACATATATTCCTGATCGATCTCTGCCGTACTCCAGCGGTCAACCGCCCAGTTATAAATGATGACCTTATTAGGCCGACCGCTACTGTTGCCGCTGCCGGGATAGGCCCAGTATACCATCTTGCTGACAGGATCAGCCGCACCGTACACACGGTCGATATAATTCTGGTCGAGGTCATTTAGAAAAAATCGGTCAACCTTTTGATCTCCGATTGCCGTACTGCCGGAACCGCTAAAACTCCAGAAGCCTTCCTCGCCAAGATAGAACGCAAGAGGCCCAACATTCACAACGCTGTTTCTCGCCATCGGCCCACGGTCAAGCTCAATGGCTTGGATTGTGAATACAAGAGGTGGGCCAACATACGATAATCTATAGATGGCTTTCTTGCAGAAAACTACGCCGTCAAGACCGCCAACGGCTCCTGTGATCGCCATCACTTCGCCGCCTACAGGCAAATCCTGTCTATCGGACTGCACCGCCGCTGCTGCGGCTGATCCAACTGTGAGCCAGCTTGTCGGGTCATTGATTCCCGACCAATGGATTCTGTTAGGCGTTGTGCCGTCGCCGTCGTAGATGTTGCCCAAGACAACAAAATCTTTGACAACCGCTATCGCCTTGGCACGGATGTCGTAACTCACGCCGTTAACAAAGTTGGTCTTTGTAAACCCTGCACTGCCTGCATCTGTTAGAGTAACCGTTGTCTGGCCTTTAATGCCAGCGGTTGCCTGCGTGACGGTAACAACCGCATCCGTTGCACTAGCTGAAAATTTTGCATTTGCGTTAATCTGCGCGGCTAGATTTGTAGCCGTCTGATTATTGGATGTTTCAGCAACAAACGTCCCGCCACCCGCAGAACTTCCCGCAGTAAAATCATGGCTGGTTTGGTCGGTGGCAATTAGAGTTGCTTTGTCTCCATTGGCGAGGCTGCCAAAAGAAGTAATAGTGATCGTGCAAGTCGCCTGTGTTTTTAACAGGTCGGTAAAGGTCGAGTCCGTACCCATGACAAAAGACTGAGGCGGGTCTGTATGGCCGTTGACCGAAATGACACGGTCGCCAAAATTGATAAAGTTTACATGGTCATTTGTTGCAACCGTATAGCTACCCGATTGCCTTGAAACATTGGCAAAAGTTGTCGTTCCTAATTTGAACAAATCCTGATGGTCGGCACAAAACGTGTTTACCGTAGCATCCGACTGAACAAAAGACGCAGCCCCTCTTGGCCGGTTGGACAATGCATTGCTGACCGTTGCCTGCGCTTTGAAGGGCGCATAGGTTGTCGTCGTTCTGGGCAGCACGTTAGTTGCCACGGTTGCACCCGCGTTGCCCAGATCAGCTTGGTCTGGCAAAAACGGCCCGAAATTAAACATTAAAATCCTCTGTTAATATCAAAGGTTCTGGTTGGCGTAATACC